GTATATGAACTTATCTGCTCCGACTATGGAACAGAGTGGCTTAATCAGTATCGTTGTTGGTGCTGGCGCAGCCTGGTTTGGTCTATACACAGGAACAAGTAAGAGTAAGAAATAATGGATTGGGTAACAGCAGACTTATTACAAGTAATCAACGAGACAAGTTGGTTTGATGGCATAGGCACAATAGTTGTTTTACTAGGTGCATACGCTATTTACAAATACATCAACAAAAGGTTTAAATAGAAATGTCAACAGCATTAGCAGTCGTAGAAGAAATGCAATCAAAAGTAGGTGGCGCCCTAGTAGGTGGTTCTGCTACTGTTATGAGGCAAGACGAGCCGAGAGACAGTCATATTGGTATTCAATTACTTGAACAGTTAAGAGATTTACAATTGAAAACTGTACAAGGTATCACTAGAGTGTACGACTTGCTAAACAGAATGCTGAACTTTGACAAAGCAGAGGCACGTAGAGCAAGAGATAATGCAGACGCTAATCTATTGACTGGTCCAGCAGGATTAGGTAATGATAATGATATTGATGGCAACCTTGACGCAAGAGACAATTCTGGTGGTGGTATAGGTAACTTTGCTTCAGCAGCCGGTGGTGGACTTGTAAGTGGTCTATTATTAGCATTAAAGAAAAGACTTACAAAAATATTTCAACCTTTAATAAACTTCTTTGGTAAGGCAGGACCTTTTGGTAGAGTATTTGCCAGACTAGCAGTTTTATTACCATTCTTAGGTAGATTTGGTCCTATTGGTCTTGTGATTACAGGTATTCAATTGTTAATGTATTATATGGATGAGATTGTTGAGGCTTTATCGCCAGTGCTTGACCTCATTGATAAAATGTGGACAGCAGTTAAACCATTATTTGACGCCATACTAGTAGTCGCAGATAAAGTTATTAAATTAGGTCTTGCAAGCATAGGTACAGGCATAGAGATTGCAGCTGGTCTAATCGGTACAACATTTGATACATTTTTAGCAAGTCTAAACTTTGTTAGTGACTTGATATGGGGAATTGTAACAGGTGATATGGAATTAATCAAAGAGGCATGGACAACAATCAAGGCTGAGTTTACAAGGATTGGTAATGATATTATCGGTGTATTTACAGGTGCCTTTGATAATTTAATTGCAAAGATTGAAAAGATTTTTAACATAGATGATTTAGTAGGCACAGTAACAACAGCCTTTAATGACATGGTAGCATGGTTTAAAGCAATAGGTTTAGCAATTTACAATCCCGAAACAGGTGCATTATTTGGTTACACATGGGACATGGTCAAGGGAAGTATAACAGATACCTTTGATAGTATGGTCACATGGTTCAGTAATTTAGGTAAGAAAATTTATAACAGTGAAACAGGAGAGTTATTTGGTTATCAATTACCTGAACTACCAAGTTTAGATGATATTGGTACTTGGTTTGGTGATTTAGGCAAAAAAGTTTACAATCCCGAAACAGGTGAGTTGTTTGGTTATCAATTACCAGCTATGCCTAGTTTATCAGACATTGGCACTTGGTTCAGTGATTTAGGTAATAAGGTGTACAATGGCGAAACTAATTCACTATTTGGTTATCAATTACCTGAACTACCAACTTTGTCAACTATGTTTGATAAGATAAAAGAAATAAGAAACAAGATTTATGACCCCGAAACAGGTAAGATATTTGGTTTTACAATGCCATCATTTAGTGACTTTGAATTACCTAATATTGGTGACATGATTAAGAAAGTATTTGCTAGTATATTACCATCGCCTGATAGTTGGTTATTCAAATTTTTACCAGATGGTATGAAACAAATGTCAACAGATGTTGCAGCTGCAGAATCAGCAACTCTTTCAGGTACAGTTGAGTCTATGCCTAATAAAATGAATCCTAATGAAATGAAAGCGGCTGATGTGGGTGGTACAACAATTGTTAAAGTTGACGGCAATAATAACTCAACAGCAACAACAAATAATCAAACTATACAAACAGCACCTTTAGACACAGGTCAGAAGTTGGCAAAGAAACAAGGTTTTGCTCCGTTAGGTTAATACTTACCTAATTCTTTTTCTGTAATAAGTTTAAATTCCATATTATTGTGTTCACAATAGGCTCTTGCAGCCTTCCATTTTGCCTGATTTTTGACATACTCAAATGACTCACGTAGATAGACTTTAGACTTTTTAGTAGGTGGTTTTGGTGGTTTACATTGACGATAAGGTTTTATCTCTATCATAAACTTCTTGCCTTTACCAGTTTTTATGATAAAGTCAGGAAAATACCTATGATATCTCTTATCAATGGGATTATAGTATCGTACAGGCAATTCTTCACTTGCCCAATGTGTAATATCTTTATTTGAGTCACAATATAACATAAATCTCTTCTCTAAAAGAGACCTATACACGATACCTTTAGGGTCGCCGACATATTTGCTTGGATTGACTGGTTTGAATAAACCCTTGTAACTCTTTCTCATAATGTACCTATAACTTATATAAATATTACTAACTAGAGGATATTTAGGCATATGGGATTAAAGACATTTAAAGCAGCGGCCGGTGGGTTATTCAATTCAGCAGTAGCTAAAGGCGCTGAAGTTGTAGGCAACGCATTAACAGGACAAACATCAGGATTTGACAATCAACAAGGTAAAGTATCAGCCGAGTTGTTAGACAAATCTCCTTATGAAGTACCTGATAGTCCACAAGAGAAACTAAAAAGAAATCCATTAAAGTTTTCAACAGTACAATATCCACTTGACCTTGGTACGAATGAATTAGGACATTATATTCTATTTCTTATCAAAGAGGCAAGAACAAATAAAGGATATGCCGAGGCAGACATAGGAAATTCAGTAGGTCAATCACTACACGGAGACCAAGATGGTGCTTCAGATTATACTACTACAGCAAAGGCAAGAAAGTCAAGTATCAACGAAACATCAAGTAACGGCTCTGTAAATAGTAGATTACCAGGTTCAGAGAACACAACAGCCGCTATATCAATCTATATGCCACCAGGTATTAAAGTGAGTTATGGACAATCATACGAAAGTGAAAGTATGAATTTGACAGGTGATATTATGGCGTCACTAGATAAGGCAGGTGAGGCCGAAACTTCTGCTGGAAAAGTAAATGCAGTATTAGAGGGTGTTGTTGGTGGTGGTACACGTTACGCAAAAGGTTTATTATCAGAGGCAGTTAACTTTGCCGGTGCAGGTGACCCCGTAAGATTAGGTATGAAACGTGCCGGTGTTGCAATGAATCCAAGAGACGAACAGTTTTACAATGCGCCAGAGTATAGAGGTTTTGAATACACATTTGATTTCTGGCCTAGAAGTAAAGAAGAATTAAAACATGTACAAGATATTATATTCATGTTCAAATATCACAGTGCTCCAGGTTTATCAGCTGAGGGTGCAGGTGCCATGTTCCATATTCCTAGTAAATTTGAAATACAATATTTAAATCATGGTAAACAAAACACATATCTTAATAAGATTGCAAATTGTTATTGTAAATCTGTTGCAGTTGATTATGGTCCTGATGGTCAAAACTCATTCTTTGAAAGAGATTTCAAAGGTGCTTCGCCTGTACACTACAAAATGACTGTAACATTTATAGAAGACAAATACATCACTAAATCAGATATATTAAGAGGTTACTAATGAGATATTTTGCAGACTTACCAAAAATAAATTACGATATAGAAGCCAACGGCAGTTTAAAGTTGGTGCCTGATATATTCAGACGTGTCAAAATCAGAAGTAAGATTAAAGACAATGTTATGTTGTTTGACAAGTATGATATTGATTCAGGTGAGAAACCAGAAGATGTAGCATTCAAAGTATATGGTGACCCAGCATTTCATTGGGTTATATTGTTGACAAATAATATTGTAAACAGATATTACGAATGGCCGTTAAGTGAGTATGATTTTCAAAAATATGTTGAAGATAAGTACACTAATCCAGGTGCAATACATCACTACGAAGTAACACAATCTAGTGGAAAGCAAAAGGGAGACGGTCCTGGTGACTACCAGACACATAAAATTGAGGTTAATAGTGATTATGTTGGTGCAGAGGCAGTATCTAATATTGAATATGAACGAAGAATACAAGATAATATAAGACAGATACAGATATTAAGTCCAGAGTATTTACAGACTTTCATCAACGAGTATAAAGCATTGATTAGAAGATAATGACATGGCAACAGATATATTAAAAAAAGCAGGTGAATATAACCTAGAACAAGTAGAATTAATATCATATAGAAACCACGGCGAAGAGGGCGGTGTTATTACTATGGATATTAAACCGATTACCATTCAGGTAGAGTTACTAGAAGATTTATCACAACATTTCCTATCTGGCGCAATAACCGTATATGATACGCAGGATGTACGCACAGTATTACCAATCACAGGACTAGAACGACTCAAACTTAAATTCAATACACCTGGTATGCCTGGTTATTCATTTAATGAAACAGATGGTGTACCGTTTCAAGTGTATAAGATAGAACAAGTAAAGATTGACGATAGTTATAATCGTGGTCAATTCTATAAGATTCACTTTACATCTCCTGAAGCATACTATAACGACATTACAAGAGTAAGTCAAGCGTTTGAAGGTGTTATTGAGGACGCAGTTGATAAGTTATTAAGACAAAAGAATTTTCTCAACAGTCAAAAACATCTATATTTTGAGCCAACTAAATCAAATACAAAGAACGTAATACCAAACCTTAAACCAGTAGAGGTGATTAACTTCCTTGCTAAACAGGCAAGGTCAAGTCTTTACGCAAATACAGGTTATATGTTCTATGAGACGGCGCAAGGGTTTAACTTTAGAAGTTTAGAGTCTATGCTAGCAATAGGTGGTGCAAAGGCAAGACCAAGTAGATGGTCATTTTACCACCAATTGAACAACGTACAACCTGATAATGTGGTCATGCAGATGAACAGTGTAAAACGATATGAGATACACAGTCCGGTCAATATGGATGAAACAATTAATTCAGGTGCATTTGCCAGTCGCCTGATTACAGTAGACCATTTTAACAAGAAGGTGGCAACCAATGATTTTGATTACAGCGCCAACTTCCATAAGAATTTTCATACTGAACACACTAACGGAGACAAATCAGATAATAAAATGATATTGCCATTACATAAATTTGGTGATACAAACAAGGATTTGTCACAAATGCCAATGGCCAAGTTAATGGTGCATAGTGAGACAGCAAAGAAACATGATAGTTATGATGATATACCACAAACAGACCTGGTACAATCGCAGAATAGTCAACGAATCATGTTAATGCAAAACAATATAGTCATGTTGGTCAATGGTATTACCTTGTTAAGATGTGGTGACATTGTAGATTTCAATATGCCATTGATGAGACCAGTATTAGACAAGAAAGAAGAGACCAATCCATATCATGCAGGACGATACCTAATTAAATCTATTAAACATACAATATCAGTAGAGGCAGGTAAACATGACATGGTATTACATTGTATGAAAGATTCAGTAGCGTCACCATTACCAGTAGAGACAAACGCAGTACAGATTACACCAAAGGATAGGTCAACGGCCAGTACAGTTTACCAAGAAGACGAGGCAATCTTAGCCCGCCTTTCAGATAGTATGGGAAGTACATAATGTTTAAGTTCCGATTTCCGACAGTAGCTGGCAACCTCTGTATATATGAGATAAGTAATAATGAAACAAGTAAAGGTTAAGCAGGTATGATAGGTAAAGTATATGAGATAGCCAACGAGATACTACGAGGTAGGACTGATAAGAGAAAACAATCAGCATCCTCTCAAAGGTCAGAGGCCAAGTTTCTACGAGACTTATCACACAATACACCGAATAGTGACATGTTTGATGAGTTAGGTAAGTATGAGTGGATGGACTATGAGGGTCTTAAACGAGATTCTAGTGGAATGCGAAATGCTTTAAATAGATACGGAAATAGAAGTTTACGCACTTGGAACGTATTGATACCATTGAGTATTTTAATTGTAGGATTGGGAGTTTTACTTTGCGTATGAAATATTTAAATAGTCGTTTATTGCGTATAGCAAGCGTATTAAAAGGCGACATATATGAAGGAAAAATAAATGGCTGACGAGAATTTTTTAGGACGGAATGGGTTTTATACCTTTACTGGCGTTGTTGAGGACAGGCAAGACCCTCAATATGCAGGCCGTTTACGTGTTCGTTGTATAGGAATTCATACAGATGACAAGCAGACATTACCAACGGCCGACTTGCCGTGGGCCAGTATCATAATGCCTGTTACATCTAGTGGGATATCAGGTCTTGGTGAGTCTCCGTCTTTCCTTGTTGAGGGAACGTGGTGTTTTGGGTACTTTAGAGACGGCATATCGCAACAGGAACCAGTGGTATTGGGCAGTTTACCTGGCCGGCCATCAGAGTTATCTTCTCCTTCTAAAGGTTTCTATGACCCTAACGGTGTTTATCCCAAGTATAAGGATGAGACGGATGTAAATAGGTTGGCCGTTAATGGTGTGGATGAACATCTTTCTTTGACATTACGTAAGCTGGCACGTACTACAGGTATCGCAACGGCAGACTTTAATAGTAAGACTAATGCTGATTCGTCTGTAATGGAGGCAAGTGATTCGGATACATGGGACCAGCCAGAGATACCATACAATGCAACTTACCCTTACAATCATGTATATGAGACCGAATCAGGCCATATCAGAGAATATGACGACACGAAGGACAATGAACGTATCTATGAGGCCCACATGTCAGGCACCTCATATGAAATAGACAAAGACGGTAATAAGGTAGATATAATAAAGGGCAGCCATTATACCATAGTTTCAACCAATAGTCAAGCACAAATACGAGGCAATTCGGATATCACACTAGATGGCAGGCACAAGTTATATATTAACAAGAGTGGTCAATTAAATAACCATTATGATATACAAGTAGGACCTAATGCAAGTATTAATATACAAGTTGACACAGGCGATATAAACCTAGTCACAGTTGCTGGTAAGGTAAATGTCAACGCAGGTGGTGACTATAACCTCAAGGTTGGTGGTAATATGACTGTAGATGTAGAAGGCCATTACTTAGAGAATGTCAGCGAGACAAGAACACAGAATACTACCAAAGAGTCAGTCATAAGAGGTAGAAGAATAGACCTAAACCCTTAAGCTGGCCACAAGGCCACCATGGAAAAGCGCTATAAGTTTTTGGCTTTGATTCGCTAAACTATAAATGCAATAACGTCCCTTAAACTTATATTTAACTGGATAAATATTATCACAGGAATTCCTGGAGGCCAAAATAACTCGTCCAGGATTTGATACAACAATATGAAGAGGAATGATTAAAACATGGGATTCGTAAACGGGAACAGAATGTGTTCCATCAAACTTACAAATGACGCAGTATGGGTATTAAGTGACCTTTATAAGAAATGGCACGGTGCGAAATATACAATAGTACAGAAAATACCTAATACAAGCAATCCGGTTCTTTACGGTGTCAATCCTTCAAAAAAGGATTTCTTTGGGTCACTCAACGTAGAAGTCATGCATTTGAGACAAGTTCTATGTATGAGTGAAGAAGTCTATAACGAGTTAAAATTTAAAACATTAGATGTCAAACTTACAATAGATGGTTATGTATTGTTTAATTGGTTTGACTCTTATACAAAGGATAATGAAAATGAATAAATTAAGAAAGATATTATGGTTTAGTTTAGGTATGTTATTAGTAGGTATTGCTATCATAGGTGTTTATCTACCTGGTCTACCATGGTCTACACCGGCCGTTGGCGCAGCCTTTTGTTTTGCAAAGTCAAGCAAACGTATGCACGATTGGATTATGAACCACAAACTCTTTGGCCCTTTCATAAAGAATTGGTCTACAAAGAGAGTGTTTCCTACAAAGTTTAAATATGCAATGATTCTGACAATGATGTCTTCATTGTTGATTATGTATTTCACTACAGGTAATATGAAAGCAATTATGTGGACAGGTGGCGCAATGGCTCTCTGTGCTATATGGGGTTGGAGATATCCAGGTAGTGTTGAGGAACATAAACGCAGAAAAGTCGCAGGTGAGAGGATTGCATGGATAAGATAAAAGGTTTAGGGAAATACGTTCTAGGGATATTCGTTATCTTTACGTTCTTCTTTGCGTTGGCCTGTTTACTTAACTATATGCAAGGTACATTATAATCTGTCGCAGCCTTGTGAGGCTGCTTGATGTTATACATAACGGTGTAGTTCCGTCAGGAAGCTCCTAAGTACCTCTGGAAATCCGGAAAAGACAAACTCACTAAATATTCCATGGACTTACAACATGGAGTGTTACTGCTCCTGATAGGCATTCCCTTGTACGTAGTAATAATGTGTATTATACTATACGTAGAATCACCAAAGAGAATACAACCTAAAGAGGAACGAAACGCCTTACAAGAGTTTAATTCACGTTTATAAATAGGTGTATGAGTATGATGATTATATTATTAGGATTTTTGTGGTATCAATTCATAAGCGTATTAGGCCTTTCTATTGGTCTACATAGATATTTTGCACATAAGCAATTTTCTTATAAGTATATGTCTTCTTTTATGGAGACTGTAACCTTGTTTCTATCCTTACTAGCAGGCTCACGGTCACCATTAGGTTGGATTGGCGCTCATAGAATTCATCACAGGTATTCTGATACAAACAAAGACCCACATAGTCCTTTACATAAAGGGTTTCTTAAAGTTCTTTTCAATCAATGGAAAGTTCGTAATATTCCTATGCGTTATGTAAGAGACTTGTATGATAATAAAAGAATAATGTTTTTCCATAACTACTGGTTGTTTATATGGATAATCGCCGGACTCGTCACTCTGATGGTGTCTTGGAAATTCTTTTTTATATTCGTAGTATCGCCTTTCGTGTATGGCTTTCTATCTTTCGGTATTTTCAATGCCTTAGGCCATTCTAATGGTAAACCAGTGACCAATTCTTTTATTAATCTATTGTCTGGTGGCGAAGGCCCACATGACGTTCATCATAAAAACTCAAAACAAATTAAATTAAGTAAATACGATATATCAGGAATTATAATTGAAAAGTGTTTAAGATAATTGAGAAAGCACCACCACAATGGTTGCTTGATAACATAGCAAAAGGTAATGACAAACTAAAAGTCAATTACACATACGAGAGACTCAAACTACCACAGATGTTGTGTTTCTGTACGTTAATGTATAATGATGACATAGTTGGTTTTTCAGGTCTACAGAAATGGGAAAATAATACTGCTAGAGTTAATAGTAGATGTTATATTACACCAGAGTTTAGACAGTATAAAGTAAGAGGTGAGAGAGTACGTTATCCATGGAAATATCTAGCACCTTATCAAATACGTATTGCAGAAGATTTAGGTTATACAAAGTTGTTTTGGTCTACAGAGTTATATAAACGACCAGGTAAAACAATGGCACTAACAATAGAATATGCAAAACAATATTTACCAGAGGGTTGGTCTTATAATCAACTTGAAGGCAAACATGATGTAAACGGAGTTCAACAAGAAGTATGCGAGATATTGAAATCATAGATAACATAGAAAGTTTAGATGACGCTAAACAATATATGTCAAAATATGGTACAGTCAAAGATATGATTGACCTGCCTGAAATTGGTAAAAAAGAAACCATAGATATACCAAATCAGTTATGGCACCAAGATGGCCTACAGACAGAAAGTCAACCTAATTATCAAGCGTTATGGTGTAAGTATGCAGAAGATAAATGTCCTACTACACAATACATTTCTTCTAGGATATCAGATGAGTTAGGTAAGAAGTATGAGGGTCTTAAATGTAAATTCAATTTTAAGAAACCAATAGACGAAGGTAGATTCTATAAGTTTGATACTAAACTAGACCAACGATTGTATTTAAGAAGAATCTATAAAGGCGATAAAGAGATTATTGGTAAAGATGACCAAGGTTACTTCACACGTTGGAATGAAATGGCCGTTTTGAATAATGATATTTACAAAGAATTAGAAAGTGCTGTTATGTCTAACGAAGTACAAGAAGTCAAATGGAAGACAAACAGATTGGTTGTAGCAAATAACTTTACTACATTACACAGACGAACACCATTTACATATCCTGATGGTGAACGAATTATCTTTCGTGCTTACGTGAATTAAGTATAGTGTAAATAACTACCTAAAATATACTTTGGTGTTTTGATTGGTTTATGACCAGCATGTAAATATGTCCATGTAGGTGGAAACATTAATAACTTACCAGTCTTTGGTTGTACTTTCATATCGTAATTACTAAAAGAAGTCCAACCCTCTTCATTGTCATTTAGATATAAAAAGAATACCAAGAAACGTCTTGCTGTTTCATAGTTGCCTACATCTACATGTTCTTTGAATTCATCTAGGTCGTTAGGTTCATATTTCTTAAACCTCATTTGTTCCCATCCAAAGTGTGTAGGCCATTGTGTAGGTCCTATGCCTACATCTTTAGCATACCTTTTCACATAAGGTGTTAAATGTTGATAGAGGTCAGCAACTATATTCTTCCAATCGTCATGTTGATTTAGATTGATTTCTGTAAAGTTACGGTGACCTTTGAGATTAGTATTGACTTGTTGGTCTTTGTTGATTTCAAACTTTTCAATCAGTTGTTTACAAATAGACCTATCTAATACTTCTTCATATTCTCTAATATAATTTTCCATAATATCTCCAATATACACTATTTAGTTTGGTGTGGCAATGCTGGTTTATAAATAGTGCTTTGATGTATAAGCGTCAAAAAAAGAAACCTAAAAAGAAACCAAATAAGCAACCTTTTGGTTATCAACCCAATAATCCACTTACTCTATATCTGTATCGCCTTAAAGTCTTGGTCAAATAAGTGTACTAAATAATGGATGGAAAAATTTTATGAGGAAGTCCCTTTATCAATTGACATTGACCGACTTGGTAAATCATACTTTGATTTTAAACATCATTTAGGTTTTAGAACAGACGACAAACGCAATATAGATTTCAATGCTATTTGTGTTAACAGAATACCTGGTGACGAATCATCTATACAAGGTGGTAACGTTAGAGGTTTGTATTGGACAATGCCTGATACAACCAATGTAGAAGAACAACGATTAGAACCTGTTAAAGAACATTTATATACTGAAATATGTCCTGAATTTAAAGGCACATATATTGAAGAAGTATATAACATCATCACAAAAAAATTTAAATTAGGAAGAGTACGTCTTTTGATGAAACCACCAAGGTCTTGTTTATCTTGGCATAGGGATCCTGAAATGAGATTACATATTCCTATTATAACTAATAAAGGTTGTATCATGGTAATAGAAGATACAGCGTTTCATATGCCAGCAAATGGTAATGGTTATATTACAGATAACACAAAGTATCATAACTTCTTTAACGGCTCTGAATTTGATAGAGTTCATTTAGTCGCCACAGTATTAGAACACAATTGTGGCATGGATTGGCAAGATGAAGTGAAATACGAGTGTTGTAAACTTTGTTGATTTCCTTTTACAATTTATTGACTCGATTTACAAAATAGCTGTAAATCCTGTAAACTTTGAATCATAAGTATTCCTATGGACGAAGAATTAAAATACTTAGAAGAGAAGCATAATAGAGGCGTATTTGTCAATGATGATAACCACGATTGGGGTGGTTGTCCTTCTACTTATGAAGAAGACGAAAAAAAAGAGGAGTAAAACTCCTCTTTCTAAAGACTTACAGGCCACGATTAACGACTTACGCACAACTGCTTTATATCTCCTTTTGGTTGTTGTTTGCTGTGATTAGCAACTACATCATTTTCAATCTCCTTTCAAGCATAAAAATCTCTGCTTAGTTTTGTTGGTGTGATTGGTGCTTCCTGCCGGACTTGAACCGGCACGGCTTTATCGCCCACAGATTTTAAGTCTGTTATGTCTACCATTTCCATCAAGGAAGCATAATCAATATTACCTCGTTCATATTCAATATGAATATAAAAATCATTTAACTCTTTTGTTGTTTCTGGTTGTATCATAGTAACGCCAATTCTTTTGTTTCTTCTCTATGTAAAAGATACTGTCGTACCTCTTCTCGGTCTGGTACACGATAACTACCAAAAATTTTATTATCTAAACTTCGCAACCAAGCATTATTTGGTAGAGTAATATCGTGGTACATTTTAGCATTGTGACCGTCTGATTCTATTTCATAGGTCGCCTCGTACTTAATAATCGCATTTGTATTTTCACAAACAAATGTGTATGTTGTATCTCTCATGTTGTAAGGCATAGTTGCTCCTTTTAAATTGGCCTGCCCTCCAGGATTCGAACCTGGGACCTACAGCTTAGAAGGCTGTTGCTCTAATCCAGCTGAGCTAAGGGCAGATAAAATTATGATATTGCTATTCGGTGCATAAGTCTTTTGTCCATATGTTCAAACTCATGTCTTTTGTGAATGGTCAACCATTGTTCACTAACGACAAGGTCGCCGTCTTCCCAATGGTGGTCGTATCTGTACTTATCTTTAAGTACATGATGTTTAAGATATTCAAACAGGTCATCAGGAATACCACCGAGTATTTGATTGAAAGGAAAATATAATCCTGTCTGACCTGCTTCGTTTGTTTGTACTAAATCCCATTTTAAATCCTCATTATGATGGTCTTTAAAAAATTCATCTACTGTATAATTACCTGATTTGAAGCCACATGTAAATTGAATATCTTTACATCTATTTTGCATATCTTCATCTAGGTCATTATAAGCGGCTCTGTTATCAATCCATGATGTGATAGAACCTTTACTACCTTTTACGGCATAAATCCATACGATACTTGCTCTGTTTTCGTTACTTGGTTTGTTAGCGTGCCAATCTAAAGTTTCTTTAGTACCAAATAAAGCACCTTGTGTAACATTTGATATTCCGTCTAAAGGACCCTTAAATGCTTTTTGTTGATTGTGTTCACGTTGAGTAACCGGCTTCTTTACTGTACCAATAGATTCAGCAATAGCCATTTCTTTTTCAGGAGTAATCTGACCAAGTTTGCTCACACAAACAAGGTCAGTAAATACTGATTCTCTAGTTATATTAGAATGGTTAAAATACTTCTTCAATTAAGCAGCCTCTAACATTGACATAGGTACTCTATAACTTCTACCTAACATATCAACTACACATTTAGTCTGATTGATTTTGGTAATAGTACCAGGAGTTTTTTTAGTTTTCTGAACAACAAATACTTTTTGTCCAACAGATAAGGTTGCCTTACCAACCATAACTTTCATTTGAGATATAAACTCAGAAAGGTCGTTAAGTTGAGCAAGGTTCATTTTTTGTATTTCAGTTTTCACATTATTCATAATATTATATATCCTTATTTTAAGTAAAGAGGTCCAGTCCATCTGATAGGGTAATTACCAGTAAGTACGTTTCCTCGGGGTTGATTTAAGGCAGGTGCATTGTAACCAGCAGGTTTCAATATATCACCTATCTTAAAATGTTTAAAGTCAGTTTTACAGATAAA